GTGAAGTAGATGAACATATTGAAATGTATGAAGAAGTACGTTCTGATAAAGCAGATAAAATACGTAGAAAATATAAAGGAAACTCTGAATAATGACATATGCAGAATTAGTACAAAAAATTAGTGACTATACGGAAGTAGATAGTAATGTTTTAACTTCTACCATTGTTAATGGTTTTATTGAAGATGCAGAATGGAGAATTTACAGAGATGTAGATTCAGATAGTAATAGAAAATATGCTGTAGCTAATTTGGTTGCTAATGATAGATTTATCTCTACTCCAGCAGATGCTTTAGTTATAAGATCACTACAAATAGTAAATGGTGGTGCGGGATCCACGAGAAATTTTTTAGAATTTAGAGATACAAGTTTTATGTCAGAATTTAATTCAACAGGTGTTACTGGAGAGCCTAAATACTATGGTTCTTGGGACGATGACAAGATGGTTTTAGCACCAACACCTAATTCAACCTACCAAGTTCAGTTTAATTATATCTTGAAAATTCCAGGCTTATCGAGTACAAATACTACAACATACTTAAGTAAGTATTTTCCCAACGGACTTTTGTATGCATGTTTAGCCGAAGCTTTTAGTTTTTTAAAGGGCCCTGCAGATCTCCTTCAATTATACGAAGGTAAATACAAATCAGCAATACAGGGATACGCAACAGAACAAATGGGAAGAAGAAGACGTGATGAATACCAATCAGGTGTTCCTCGAGTCGGAGGAAAATAAGAGATATATTATGGCTATAACACAGGCAATTGCAAACGCTTTCAAAAAACAACTGTTAGAGGCAGATCACAACTTTAAACAATCAGGTGGTGATAAATTTAAATTAGCTCTTTATACTTCTTCAGCATCCTTAAACTCAGCTACTACAGCTTATGCTTCAAGTAATGAAGTTAGTAACACTGGAAGTTATTCAGCAGGTGGTGGAGCTTTAGTTAACAATGGTACTTCTATTGGTTCAGGAACTGGTAAAGGTGTTGCTATGGTTGACTTTGCAGATTTGTCTTTTACGTCATCGACAATCACAGCAAGAGGTGCATTAATCTATAACACATCTTCAGCTACAACTAATGCAGCTGTTGCAGTTTTAGATTTTGGAGCAGATAAAACTAGTACGTCAGGGACTTTCACAGTTGTATTTCCAGCGTTTTCAACGTCGGCAGCTATATTAAGAATCTCTGGATAGGATTATTAAATGGCATTAATTGTACATGACAGAGTAAGAGAAACCTCTACCACTACAGGTACGGGTACATTAACTTTAGCAGGAGCCGTCCAAGGCTTTGAAACTTTTTCTAGTGCGATAGGAAATAGTAACACAACTTATTACGCAATCGTTAATCAAGCAAACGCAGAATTCGAAGTTGGTCTTGGAACTGTATCAGCAGGTGCATTAGCAAGAACAACTATAATCACATCATCAAACTCAAACAACGCTGTAGACTTTTCAGCAGGTACAAAAGATGTATTCTGTACTCTACCTGCAACAAAAGCAGTTATAGAAGATGCAAATAGTGATGTTACACTTCCAGCAGATTTAACTGTTACTGTAGACTTAGATGTTGATGGTAATACTACAACAGACGGAATAACTAACGCTGGTAATTTTTCTACAGATGGTGGCACAATAAAATTAGATGGTAACTATCCAACAGGAACAGAAAACACAGCTTTAGGAGATACAGCTTTAGATTCAGTTCAAGCTGGTGGTAATTACAATGTTGTATTAGGTAGTAGAGCTGGAACAAATATTACAACAGGAGATAATAATGTAGGTGTAGGTGCATATGCTTTGTGTGATATACAAACAAATTCACAAAATGTAGCGATTGGAACAGAATCATTAAAGAAAAATACAGCAAGTAATAATACAGCAGTTGGATATATAAGTTTAAGATGTAACACATCAGGTGCTGATAATACATCAGTTGGATTATGTTCTTTAACAGCTAACACAACAGCATCTAACAATGTAGCTGTTGGTAGTGCTGCTTTAAGATTAAACACTACAGGAGCAAATAATGTTTCAGTTGGTAGACAAGCTTTGTGTTCTAATACTACAGCAACTTGTAATACTGGTATTGGAGATAGAACTTTATGTGCAAATACAACAGGTTCTGAAAATACAGCAGTTGGTTCTTTTGCTTTATGCACTAACACAACAGGTGATAGTAACGTAGCAATTGGAAAAAGTTCTTTAGCAGCTAACACAACAGGAGAGCAAAATACTGCTGTTGGACTAAACGCGTTAGCTTCTAATACAACTGCTGGTTATAATACAGCCGTTGGATCATGCGTTTTAAACGCCAATACTACAGGAACAGGTCTTACTGGGGTTGGTCACATTGCATTAATAAAAAATACAACAGGTTCTAATAATACTGCTCTTGGATATGATGCTTTAGGTGAAAACACAACAGCATCTGAAAACACAGCAGTTGGTTATAATGTTTTAAAAGTTAACACAACAGGTACAAGAAACTCAGCATTAGGTTATAGAACACTGTGTTCTAACACAACTGGTGGTGCTAATGTAGCATTAGGTAATAATGCTTTATTTACTAACTCAACAGGGGATAACAATATAGGAATTGGTAGAGATGCTTTATTTGCTAATACAACAGCAGATAACAATACAGCAGTTGGTTTTTGCTCTTTAGCAGCTAACACAACAGGAGCTAAAAATATAGCAATTGGTTCTTGTGCTTTACAAAAAAATACAACAGCTGGAGAAAACGTAGGTATTGGTCAACAGGCATTACAATGCAATGTTACAGGAATCCACAACACAGGAATAGGTGCTGGTGCTTTGCTTAAAAATACAGATTGTAGAAATGTAGCAATTGGTTATCACTCATTATTATGTAACACGTCAGGAGAATCAAATACAGCAATAGGTTATAACTCTTTAGATGCTAATACAACAGCAGATAATAATACAGCAATCGGTAGAGATTCTTTAACAGCTAACACAACAGGAGCAGATAATACAACAGTTGGTACGTGTTCTATGCTAGCTAACACAACAGGACAACAAAATAATGTTTTAGGAAAACAAGCTTTATGTGCAAATACTACAGGTAGTTTTAATTCTGTTTTTGGCCATAGAGCATTATTTAGCAACACAACAGCAGATAATAATACAGCAATAGGTTATCTTGCCATGAATGCTAACACAACAGGACTTCAAAACGTATCTGTTGGTGCTTGTTCTAATCATGGAAGTACAACAGCTTGTTATACTGTAGCAATTGGAGAAAAAACTTTTTTAGCAACTAATACTGGTAATGGGAACACAACAGTTGGACAAAGTTCTATGCGTTGTAACACATCAGGAGCAAATAATACTAACATTGGTAGAAATGGTTTATGTGCTAACATATCAGGTTCATCTAATACAGCAATTGGTTCAGATTCTTTAAAATCTAATACAACAGCTTCTAATAACACAGCAGTTGGTTATTGTTCTTTACGAGCTAACACAACAGGAACAGGTAATAATGCTTTTGGTGTTTTATCTTTAGATGCTAATACAGAAGGAGATTATAATGTTGCAATTGGAGATTCATCATTAGGAGCACAGACTACAGCATCTCTTAATACAGCAGTAGGTTCAGCTGCAGCAACTAATATAACAACAGGTGGTAATAATACAGCTATTGGAGCTGAATCGTTAAGAGCTAATCAAACAGGAACAGGGTTTACTGCAGTAGGTTTAAAATCTCTTCGTTCTGCTACTACAGGTGCAGGAACAGCTGTAGGTATGTGTGCATTATATTCAAATACATCGGGTCCTTACAATGTGGCTGTAGGAAGTTGTGCAGGTGCTTGTTTAACAACAGGTGGATGTAATACAGCTATGGGTTTTGAAGCTTTAAGAACTGCTACAACTGCAACTCATAATACAGCGATTGGATGTAAAGCTCTTTATTTAACAACAGCGAATGAAAATACAGCAGTTGGAAGTGCTGCTTTAGCTAACACTGCTGCTGGTGACTGTAATACAGCTATTGGTTCTTGTGCTTTGGTTACAAATACAACAGGAACAAAAAACGTAGCAATAGGTACTAAAGCATTATACCTTAACTCAAATGCTTCTGGTAATGTGGGGATAGGAAGATGTGCTTTATATACTAATTCAACAGGAGAAACTAATGTTGCTATAGGTATGAGTGCTTTGTTACTTAATACAACAGCATCTAACAACACAGCAGTTGGTTATGTTGCTTTAGGTGCTAACACAACAGGAACAGTAAATACAGCAGTTGGTCAAGGTGCTTTACAGGTAAACACAACAGGAACAAATAATGTAGCAGTAGGTGGAACAGCTTTAAAATGTAACACAACAGGTGGTGGAAATGTAGCAGTTGGAAAAGATGCTTTATTTACTAACACAACAGGAGGAGAAAATTCAGCAGTTGGTCAAGGTGCTTTATTTGCTAACACAACAGGTACACAAAATACAGCAGTAGGAAGAAGTGCTTTAGTATCTAACACAGAAGGTTCAAGTAGTACAGCAGTTGGTTTTTATAGTTTGTTAGGAAACACTACAGGTGACAGTAATACTGCTATGGGTTACAAAGCCTTGTGTACTAATTCTACAGGTTGTTACAATACAGCTTTAGGTAGAGAATCTTTAGAAGAAAATACTACAGCTTGTTATAATGTAGCAGTAGGTTATCACTCACTACGTTGTAACACAACAGGTACAACAAACACAGCAGTAGGTGTAGGAGCATTAGTAGCAAACACAACAGCCTCAAACAATACAGCAGTTGGAAGAAGTGCTTTAGTTGCTAACACAACAGGTGCTACTAATACAGCAATTGGAAACTATTCACTTTCTAGTAATACAACAGCTAATGATAATAATGCGTTTGGATATAACGCACTTGGATTAAATACTACAGGTACAAATAATGTTGCTATGGGTAGAAATGCTTTACTAAATAACACAACAGCAGATAACAACACAGCAGTAGGTAAAAATTCACTTTGTGCTAATACAACAGGAACAGCCAATGTTGCAGTAGGTCAAGGTGCTTTAGACGCAAATACAACAGGTGGTGATCAAACAGCAGTGGGTAGAAATGCTTTAGGTGCTAATACAACATCTAGTTCTAATGCAGCTTTTGGCGGCAATGCTTTAGCTACTAACACAACAGGTGGTTTTAATACAGCTGTTGGTTATGATGCTTTACTTTCTAATACCACAGCATCAAATAATACATCTGTTGGTATAAATTCTATGAGATTAAACACAACAGGAACAGCCAATGTTGCAGTTGGTCATAATTCTTTAGATGCAAACACAACAGGTAGTAATAATATAGCAGTGGGTAGATCTTCTTTAGGATCAAACACAACAGGTGGAACTAATTCTGCTTTTGGTGGAAATGCCTTAAATGCTAACACAACAGGTTCTCTAAATACTGCAGCAGGTTACCAAGCACTTGCTTCTAATACTACTGCTTCTAGTAATACTTCAGTTGGATATAATTCTTTAGTTAATAACACAACAGGTGCATCTAATACATCTATTGGAACAGAAGCTTTATGTCTAAATTCAACAGGAACAGAAAATACAGGAGTTGGTAAAGATGTATTAAAAGATAATACTACAGGTGCAGGTAATACAGCAGTTGGTGTAGAAGCTTTAACAAACAACACAACAGCATCTGAAAATGTAGCTGTTGGTAAACTAGCAATGTATACTAATACAACTGGTGGTGCTAATACAGCATTGGGTTATCAAGCATTAAGACTTAATGTATCTGGTGCAAGTAATACAGCAGTTGGTATGTGTGCTTTAAGAGGTAACACAACAGGTGCAAGTAATACAGCTGTAGGTACTAATGCTATGTATGAAGGCACTACAACAGGTGACTTTAATACTATGGTTGGTGTTAGCTCTGGAAGAAAAATGACTTCTGGTACTCAAAACACAGCATCAGGTGTAAATGCTATGGAATTAAACACA